CAGATAGTGTTCCCGATGGAATAATGTGAGCCACACATAAATGGCATGGGTTAGTAAATAATGGTTGTGCCCCGGAGAATACGCTTCGGGGCTTTTAATTGGTAATAAATAATGTGAAAGCAAAAGAAATAACTAAGACTATCTACATAGCAAATGATGGCAAAGAGTTTCTTGCAAAAGAGGATTGCAAAAAGTATGAGGATTTTATCGAGAAAGTTCTTTCACGCATTGAATACTTCTGTATCAGATGCAATCCAGATTTGACAGAAACAGGATATTTCCAAAATAAGATATATGTGGCAGTATTCTCTAAACATGGTTATAATAGAGACATTGCTATTGAATGGGCAATAAGGAAATTTAAATGCTATTTAGGATTCGGGGTTCAGGGGTATGGATTCCAACCGCATTTTAATGTAAGCGAAATTTCCAAGAAAGAATACGAAGGGTGTTTAAAGTTAGGATATGATAAGGAGTTCCTTAGTCCTGTTCCTGTAGAAGGATTTCCTGAAAATATTGATTACATGAAAGAATGGGGGTTTAAATAATGCCATATTACATAAAAAGAACTAAGTCCAAGAAGAAAGACAAGCCTTTACCCTTGTTTGATAAAGCAGGGATAACAGTAAAGAAGAAGCCGGATTTGAAAGCTAAACTCGACAAAGAGTTTTCCATTTTTATCCGGCTTCGTGATTGTATGCCGAACGGTTTCTTTCGTTGTATCTCATGCGGACAGATAAAACCGTTTGAGCAAGCCGATTGCGGTCACTATTTCAGTCGAACACATTTGGCTACACGGTTTGACGAGGATAATTGCCATGCCGAGTGCCGCTCGTGTAACCGTTTCAAAGCCGACCATTTGGAGGGCTATCGGGTGAATCTGATAACTAAGATAGGTCAGCAGAAATTTGACTTGCTGAAAGTAAAAGCTGCCGGTACTTCTAAAATGTCTGATTTTGAGTATGAACAGCTAATCAAGTATTACAAAGCACTTAATAAGAAGTTACGAAAGGAGAAAGGGATATGAATGATTTGGAAGCAGGAACACTTGTCATGATGGTCAAGAATGATGATGGTTCATTCTCTCCGGTTGGATTAAGTAAGGAACAGGCTTATATAATTCGGGCATTTCTGTCCAAACTTAGTGAGGATTCCCCTTTTATCATTAAATCAGAAGATAGATATGTACAAACTACGTGATTACCAACAGAAAGCCTCTGATGCTGCCGTTTCTTTCTTCAATAACAAGGCGAAGAAAACAAATGCCATTATGGTGTTACCTACGGGCAGCGGAAAGAGCCTTATCATAGCGGATATAGCCGCAAGACTTGATGGACATACCTTGGTGTTTCAGCCAAGCAAGGAAATACTCGAACAGAACTTTAAGAAACTCTGTTCATACGGCATCCTTGATTGCAGCATCTATTCGGCTTCATTCAATTCAAAGGAAATAAACCGAATAACATTCGCCACCATCGGCAGTGTGAAGAATCATCCCGAACTGTTCACCCACTTCAAGAACATCATCGTGGACGAATGCCATCTTGTTAACCCCAAAGAGGGAATGTACAAAGATTTTTTTGATGCAGTGAAGTGCAAGGTTCTTGGCTTGACGGCAACTCCTTATAGATTGTCTTCCTCACGTGACTTCGGCTCCATGCTGAAATTCATCACCCGGACAAAGCCTCATGTCTTTTCAGAGGTCATTTACCATGTACAGGTATCAACTCTCTTAGATATGGGATATTTGGCAAAGTTGAATTATTATCCGATGAATCCTTCGGGATGGAATGAACTCAACTTACGGGTGAACACTACTGGTGCCGACTATACGGATAAATCAATCCAAAAGGAATATGAACGAATCGACTTTTACAGTTATCTCGTCCATATCGTCCAAAGGCTGATGAATCCAAAAGCTGGAGGTAAACGAAAGGGAATACTGGTATTTACCCGGTTCTTGAAAGAAGCCGAACAGCTTACGTGGTCCATTCCCGGATGCGCTATTGTTTCGGGTGATACTCCCAAATCTACTCGTGAAAGAATCCTTGCTGCGTTCAAATCTGGTGAAATCCCGGTCGTTGCCAATGTCGGAGTTCTGACTACTGGTTTTGATTATCCCGAGCTTGATACGGTTGTTATGGCCCGTCCTACGATGTCACTTGCTATGTGGTATCAGATAGTTGGTCGGGCTATTCGTCCACATCCTCAGAAAGAGGTTGGATGGATTGTAGATTTATGTGGAAACATCAAACGCTTCGGTGAAGTATCTGATTTAAGGCTTGTTGATGGAAGCAATGGCAAATGGGCCGTTTACTCCAAAGGTAGACAACTAACTAATGTGAGATTCTAATATGAAAAGTATAAAAGAAGTAATTAAGGACATTGAGCATATTCCAAAGTGTTCCCAAAGTGGAGAATATAATCTGTATTACCTAATAAAATGTTTGTATGGCACGAATAAGAACAATCAAACCTGAATTTTGGGAAGATGAAAAGATAGGTAAACTACCAATTCCATGCCGTCTTTTCTTTATTGGTTGTTGGAATTTTGCTGATGATTTCGGAGTTATCAAAGGTAATGCTGCATTACTCAAGTCTCAAATATTCCCTTACGATGAAAATTTACGAGTATCTGAAATAAAAAAGTGGATAGATGCCTTAGTGGATGCCCGGATGTTAGTACCTATTATTCACGCAGAAGAAAGCTACTACTTTATCCGCACATTCCGTAGTCATCAAGTCCTTGATAAGAGATACGATAAGTCTTATATCGGTAAGGGTATAGTAAAAGAATTGATTAGTAAGGCTTTAAATGATAACGATGTGAACACTACGTCAACACTACGTGATAACGACGTGAACACTACGGAGGAAAAGGAAGAGGAAAAGGAAGATAAGAAAGAATCTCCTAACGGAGATAAGAAAGAAGCCAAAGCTTCTTCATCCGCTTCTTCAAATCCTGATTTTCTAAAATTCAATGACTGGCTAAAACGGAACGCTCCTTATTGCAGCAATGCTAAAAACTTCTCTTCCCAAATCACGGAAGCGGAGTTTCTAAAACTCAAAGAGAAATATACGGGTAAACAGATTGCTGACATCATCGAGCAGATAGAGAATCGAAAGGATCTACGTAAACGATATACTAACCTTTACAGGACTGTATTAAACTGGGCAAAAAAAGAATATGGAAATTAATGTGCAACTACGAGATGAAGATTCTGAGAAGATTGTCTTAGGTACTATTATCACTGAACGCAATGCGCTTGAAGAAGTGAGGGAGTTATTATCCAAGGATTCTTTCTATAATCCATTCCATCTTCAGATATACGAAGCTATCCTTCAAGTGGCATCGTCTGGCAGTCGGCCTGATGTGGTAGCGGTCAAGAATAAACTTATTGCTAATGGGGTGAAGTTTGACCTTATGGAGTATATGCGAATTGCTTCTAACTGTACTTTTGATTTATACCAGTATGCAGCACGGCTGCACGATCTGGCGATAAGACGTAAATTTTGGGATATAGGACAGTATCTTGTATCAAACTCTTATTCAGAAGCAGAGGATATTCTCGATGTCTCTAATTCGGTGAGTAATGAACTTGCATCGCTTTTCAAATCAAGTAGCACTACTATTTCAACCATTAACGATGGACTTGAAAGTGTATATGGCATGATAAATGATAATCTTTTAGGGAATAGACAATTAACGGGTATTCCTACTGGATTTGAAAAAATTGATTCAAAGTCAGGCGGATTGCAAAAATCAGACTTGATAATTATTGCAGGGGAGACGAGCCAAGGTAAAACATCTTTTGCGGTGTCTATTATGCGAAATGCAGCGTCTTTGGGCGCTAAGATAGCTATGTATTCAATGGAGATGAAAAAGGAGCAAATAACGGCTCGTATTCTCTCTATGGAAAGTGGGGTTCCGGCTAATCAAATCATGTATTCACGTTTGACTGATTCACAGATACAAGCGATAGATGTTGGAGTAGGTAAAATGTCGGGAAAGGGAATATACTTTGATGATAGAAGCACTTCTAATATTGATACTATCATTTCATCTATCCGATATATGAAATTGAAGTTTGGAATAGACGGTGCTATTATCGATTATCTTCAGATCTTGAATGTGAATATGAAGGGAGCTAATAAAGAACAACAGATGGGGGATGTGGCTAGGCGATTAAAGAACTTAGCTAAAGAACTTGACATTTGGATTATAGCCCTTTCTCAGTTGAATAGGGATACAATGAATCCGGTTCCTACATTGGGGCGACTTCGTGACAGCGGACAAATAGCGGAAGCTGCCGATGTTGTCATTCTGATATATCGGCCGGAGGTTAATAAAAAATCCTATCCGAACGATTTTTCTAATGTAGATACCAAAGGGACGGCTATGATAGATATTGCTAAAGGACGAAATATTGGACTTCTACGGTTCATATGTGGGTTCAATGCCGCTACGACTTGCTTTTATAATCTTGATTATGTCCCATTATTAGGAGGCAAACAATCTGGTGTAGAGGATGATAATCCATTTTAGATATGGTAGTTACAATTTACTGGGAGAACAAGTCTACACCTGCCTATCGTAAGAGAATCCGTGATCGATTTGGCATTCCTCATTATATGTCTGTAAATGGTGAGACTCAGGCAGAAATAAGTGAAGAAAATATGTCGGATCTGATAGAGTTGGTTAAACGAGGCTTTATAAGCTTAAGAAATAAATAAATCATGTTAGTAGGAACAACAAATCTTAATACGACGCTCAACCTAACCTACGTGTTGACTGACGTCGTGGAAACGCTTCTATACGATTTGAGAAGTGAAATGGGAAAACAAGGCTATGAATTGCGTCATGATGCAAAACGCAACTTCAACACTGCAATTTCCGCCATCCGTAAATTGAAACAGGATGTTGACAAGACGCAATTATCCACACAGGAAAACTTCGGAAATGACTCCGATTGTCTTCTTGCCTTCATCCGGCTATTGGTAGATCGCTGCGGTGACGATGACAAGAAGATGTTTGAGTTTTATAATTATATCAAACGGTACCCGTCGAAACTAGGATTGGAGCTGTCGGATGAAAAGTGTGTATTTGCGCATGTTTTCGAGAATAAATAACCATCATAACAATTTAGAAAGGAATATTTATGAAGAGTAAAAAAATAACCGTAATCATATCCTACGATTACGAAGATAAAAATACCGTTAGTAATGATCGGATTGCCGATAGAGTAAAAAATGACTTGTTGAAAGGCAGCAACCCCAATCACGAAAAGATAGAATCTGTTACAGTGGAAGATAACCAATAAATATAAAAATATGGATATAGAAAAAATTATTTTCAATATTGCCAACTACGGTGCACATACGTGGGTTAGATATTGGGTACAGAAAGAAATATCAGGTTTAACACTGCCTGGGGAGTACATTGCAATAAGGGGTTCTTTTTTAGCTGATAATTTGCTTACGGAAATTTTTGAAGCTGGCTTTGAAATCAAAACGATATGTTCAAAGAAAATAGATGCTGATGCATATTGTGATGTTTTATTGATGCGTAAATTAAAGTAAAACAGTACAAACATGAATGAATTAAAATTAAAAATATCAGAAATTTTAGGACGCACTGCACTTGACAATGATATGCAAATTCCTGATGAAGTGAAAATGCTGGCAAGAGCTACAAATTTTTTAGCTACTCAACTAATGGTAGTATGTGAAGGTACAGGTGAGGAAAATAAAAAATACCTTTCTGATGTACTTAAAAATGCAGTTGAAATATTATCATAACTGAACAGACATGAAGGAGTCATATACAGGCATTGGGATATGTCATTGTTACCAATGTCGAATGGATAAGAAGCATTGCAGTTCCAGCAGAAGACAATCAAATAAACGGGCAATAAATAAGTTCCGTAGGAAACAGTTGAAATTAGATGAAATAATTAAATGCAATCGTTTCGGAAAATATTGGGCTTGATTTCAATAAAAAAATAGCCCGATAAAGAAGTAAATAGTTAATAACCTTTTAAATGATACGATCAAAGCATTACAATTATCACAACCGGTCCAGCCCCGCCAAGCGAGGAAGGACTATATAAATCACTTCTGGCAGGAGAGACCACTTGAAGGAATCTTCTTCGTTGATTTCATCCGGGAAGTTCTTGAAAAGAGAAGCAGACGAAAGTCTGAACACTATGCAGCCGTTTATGATGCGATAATAAAACACATAGATAACTTCTCTGCAGAGTTTGACTGTGACATATTTACCAATTCGGTTACATCTGAGTTTCTTGATGATTTCATTATCTATTTAGAGGACCAAGGTCTCCGTCATAATACTATAGTAGGATATATTCAGAAAATACAATCTCTCGTTCGCCGGGCATCGCAGTATAACTATGCAGTAGATGTTACTTACGACGAGATTAATCTAAGAGAGGAGCCAACAAATGCCGTGTTCCTTTCAATGAATGAGATAACGAGGATATACTACTACAAGTTCGTCAAACAGGATAGAAGAAAGGCTAAAGAGCGAATTAGGGATCTGTTTGTTATAGGTTGCCTGACCGCTCTGAGGTATTCGGATTACTCTACTTTGACAGAAAGCAATCTACAAAAAGGCTTCATAGTCAAGCGTACAAAGAAGACTAATGTAGATGTCAAGGTGCCGGCGCATGACTATGTTAAGGAGATATTCGCTAAGTATAATGGAGTTGTCCCTGGAGGATTGTGTATTCAGTATTTTAATAAGTATTTGAAAATCATAATGAAAGAAGTCGGTCTAACAGATGAAGTTACCTATTCTTATACCCAGGGTGGTAGACTTGTAACCGTCACAGGGGAGAAATGGGAGTTAATCAGTAGTCACACCGCCAGGAGATCAGCCGCCACTAACATGTATCTCACCGGCCGGATGAAAACACTGGAGATTATGAAACTCACTGGGCACCGGTCAGAGCAAAACTTTTTCCGGTACATCCGTCTTACAGGAGATGATACCGCACGAGCGATCAGTGGAGATATGTTTTTCAGAAAATAAAAAATTATTCAATAATTATGATAGACAATGATTTATTGACAGACTCAATAAAGTCTGCTTTGAAAGTTGAGTTCCTTTCGTCAAGTAAGGAACTCTTTTTGTATTCTAGAGCACTTTACTCAGCTGCAATCTGGGGGAGGAATATTGATGAAAGAAACAAGATTATTCAGGAAAGAGATAAGCCTTTAAAATAGAAGAGGAAGAACCAGACCGCACGACCAATCAAGATTCTTCCTCTCTTACACGATTATGATGCAAATATACTATTTACTTTTAAAATAATCGTGTTATGGTGAGAGAATTTTCAGCAATATCGGAGCTTAAATCTATCAGAGAGCAGAAATCAAGACTCTCGGAGAGAGAGCAAGAACTGATCAAACCTATTTTATCGGATCTTAATATTATTCCTGTAATATACAAATGGTACTGTGAGGTTGTGGGGAATTGCGGATTACCCGAAAGAAGGGCCGGTGCCAGCTTCCGCCAGAAATTCATTTTCATTATTCTGTTTCTTTATTCTCCTAGTACATTGGCTGGTGGTAAGATTGCAAAGGGGATTCGTGATATACTTGCCGGTATATTGGGATTTAAAGCTCCGACAGGAATTTCTAACCTTTGCGTTGATGTCATGTTTTACTATAACAATTATAAGGATTATCGTGCAGATATAGACTATCTTTATACCGAGATTATTAATCGGTTAAGATTCAAAGGGCTAATCAATTGAAAGCCGGAGTTTAGTGCTCCGGCTTAATTTTTGTTTGGATTTGTTTTGCGATGGATTGCGTATCAATTATTAAGGATTCAAGTTCTTTATTAGTTATATTGATATAACCTCCATCTTTTTTTCTACCATTTCTATGTGCTAATAAATTCCTATAATAGAAGTGGTTTTTCATATTTCCATTTGTGTCGATTATAGAAACTTTAAATAATTCTTTGAGTATATCTTTTATAGTACCAATGTTACTATAAGATGTCCTCATTACATATTCTATGACCTTTTGCTCCCATTGGGCAACAAGATTGTCTTCTTTTAATTTAGTCATTTCATCTTTTTTCTTGCATGGAGGAATTGAATTGAAAAAATTATTGAAACTTTCTTCGTCTTGGATTATTTTGGTTAAAATAATGTCACAAATAAATGTATCTAATGATGTAATGATATTGATATATGACAATTTATTGATGACATTTTGTTTTTGTTCGTCCAATCCTTTGATGTTAATTACACTTTGGATTTCATCAATTCTTTGCTCAAAATCATTATATGATCCGATAAAGTCTTTTTGGAAAAAATAAGCAAATGTATGTTGTGTTGTAAAGAATGTTTTTGCATAATATTCATTAAAAATAGATTGGGGGCGCTCATCGCTAATTTCAAGGTAAGGTTCTCCTGTTTCAGTTCTAGTATTGGGTTCTATAATTTCAGAATTTTCAGGAGGGGTGTCGTATAATGCCCCTGCATTCTTATATGCAAAAAATGGAGTCGTTATTAAGATTCCTCCATTGACATAAATCCTTTTTCCCATATGTTTATTCTCCTTTCTTTATTTATAGTATTCTTTCCCTCGTATATTCTTATTGTTCCGGCATACGTGATTCTCCGTCAAAATGGATTTTACCTCCACAATGGGGGCAGATGATAGTGTTGGCATCATCTTTTATGTCCATATCATCAACAAAGAAGTCACCAACCTTGCATCCAATAACATCTGCTATCTTCTGTAATGTTCCTACTGTTGGATTTCTACTAAGGTTTTGGGCAAGTGTAATCCTTGTTATACCCATTTTTTTTGCAACGGCTTCCATTGTGAAGCCTTTCTGCTTGATTATTGTCTTTACTTCCATACATGTATGATTTTAATCAGTTGCAAATATAGTGGTAAAATCTGAATATACAAATGAATTGTTATTGTTTTGATTGAATATAGTCATTTGTTTTTAAAATATATTTAGATTATAGTCATACTTGTGCTATTTTTGTTAATATATGATAATAATCATACAAACAATACGCTTATTTATTGTATGTATGATTTTAATCATTATATTTGCATCATCAGAAACGAAGTAATAACAATTAAAACTTAAAGATATGAATATTATTTCTTATAAGAAAGGTGAGAATGAAGGTGCATTGTTTATTCATGATGAAAAGAACTATTCAGCCTGTACGGCAGTAGAAAGTAGCAAAAGATTCAAAACTCTCAAAGGTGCAATAGCTTGGTTGAATGCAAGGGGGTATAGAGAAGCATAAGTTTGAATAACAATTAAAAAATATACGATTATGGCAGCATCAGTGATTAAGCAAAGAACAATAGAAAAGTTCATCATGTCAGAGTTTGTACAAGGTAACTTAGATACAGAAGAACAAGTAAGCTGTATGCTTATCCTGATTCGAAAGAAGCTGAATATGTCAGTAGAGCAAGCAAGCGACTTTATGAGAAAAGCAATTGGTATTAATGCTTAAATACATACGATTATGAATACAAAAGAAATAGAAATAGGCTTGAGATATAGAGTGTCAGGTGATTTGGCTAATGGGCGCTATGCAGACGGTACGCCACGCATATCACACGATGATGTAGTAAGAGTAATAAAGCGAATTACAGATACACACGTGATTTTAGAATGTGGACGTATGTTCATCATTAACGACAATCTTAAAATTGAGAAGTTCTAAGTTTAATCCGGTAGCCCGAAGGCTACCATAATACACACGATTATGAAAGCAGATTTAGTTTTAGTTATCAGTCCCGAAGCTCCACTGATGAAACAACTGGGCAAAGTGTTGGGCAAGCTATGTACCATGTACGACTTTACTACCATTGACAAGAATGAAAAGTACATTACCATACAGCACGATGAAACTGGTCTTGTAGTGGCTTATACGAGTGAAGAAAGATTGAATGTGAAATTTTAAGTATGTATTGATTATGAACTCAATAAACAAAAACGGTTGCAGCGTATGCCAGTCCGGTAAAGAGAACTACACTACTTACAACACTAAGTTGAGAGGTAAGAGAGTTAAAATGTATCAGTATGACTACCGTGCTGAAAGTGGTGAATTGTTTTCTTGTTGTGCATCAACTTTAAGAGGTGTGCAGAGAGAAAAGAGATATCTGGTTGAAAAAGATTCTGTGACTTAAAACTGATTGTCACAGATAGAATTTGAAGATATTTCGTTATCTTTGGTTGTGGTAGTATCTTTGGGGTACTATCGCGGGTTAGAGAAGTCTAGTCATCTCGCCACTTTGACTTGGTGGAAATCGCAGGGGCGGAGCCTGCACCCGCAACAATGAATATTAATTTAAAAACGACACGATTATGAACATTCTTACATTAAGTATCAAACAGAAATATTTCGATGAAATCTTATCTGGTACTAAAACGCACGAATACCGTGAAATTAGGCCGACTAACGCAAAGAAGTATATCACTTATTTATGTGGTGGCAAAGAGTACAAGGTAGATGAAGAATTACCTGAAGAGGGTGAAGTTGAGTTGAAACCGATTAAGTACGATGCGATTAAACTTCTTACGGGTGCCTATAGTGGTAAACGCCCTTATATTATCGTTGAAGTGAAGAACGCAGAAGCGGTCATTCTCACCGATGAAGACGGTAATGATATTGTTTACCCCTATCAGGGTGAAGAATATCTCGCAGCCCAAATGGATTATACATTAGGTAAGATATTAGAAAAACATCTTTGATTGTTTAATTTAAATTTTATTGCTGAGTCGCAAGAAGAGTAAACAGAGTAGCTGGCCCCCGCAGAAATATGAACGGTGCCGGTGCAGGCGGTAGATTAGTCGCCAATCGTAGGGGTACAGCAAGTGCCACACAGTTAGGATCACGCAGACAGCGTTACAGTGATCTTCGTATTTCATTTGGATTGTCAGGTGGTTAGCTATGAATAAAGTAGAGCAAGCGAACCGGTATATAGACCTCATTCGGGTAAAATCGAATGAGGCTTTACTGTTTTTATCCTTGGGTAAAGATTCGCTTGTCTTACTTGATTTAATCTATCCGAAGTTTGATCGGATTGTTTGCGTGTTCATGTACTTCGTCAAAGACTTGGAGCACATAAGCCGGTGGATTGGCTGGACAAAAGCCAAATATCCAAAGGTTGAGTTTGTGCAAGCGCCTCACTGGAATCTTACTTACATTCTTCGTGGCGGGCTGTATTGTATCCCTAATCCAAAAGTGAAGCTGCTGAAGCTGGCTGATGTGGTAAAGGCTATGCAGCTTACTCACAGAGTTTATTACACGTTCTTAGGCATGAAAAAGGCTGATGGTATGAACCGCAGGCTTATGCTGAAAGGGTATGAGGTAAACGGTTACGAGAATAACGGTATGGTTTATCCTTTAGCTGATTGGACGCAAAAGGATATCCTTGCTTACATGAAGCAGCACAACTTACCCGAACCAGTTAGATATTCATTGAAAGCCAGTTCGGGAGTAGGCTTCAACCTTGATTGTATGCTTTGGATGGAAAAGAACTACCCGCAGGACTTACAGAGAATTTACAAAGTTTTCCCAATGGCTGAAAGAGTGCTTTGGGAATACTATAATAAACAAAAATAATAGGAGGATTGCCGAGTTAGACGTAGGAAGACAAGAGAACAAATTTACGCTCAAGCAGAAAGATTGAGCGAAGCGAACTGGAGAAGAAGAAATACATGGAGTAGTAGTGCAGCAAGTAGGCGCGCAAAACAATCCCGCGATAATCTTATTGCGAGAGCCGAAAAGAATACTCTTCGACAGAGAGGGTTTGGATTAAGCAATGGCTAACATGGAACTAAGTAAATACATAAAGAGTGAATCGGTGGAGCTTAACCGCTCTGCCATTCACTTTGCGGACTACAACCCAAGAAAACTATCCGATGAATCCCGTAAGACATTAAAGCGTGGTATCAAGAAATTTGGCTTGGTCGGTGGTATTGTGGTGAATAAACGTACAGGACTAACCGTAGTCAGTGGACACCAGCGTTTGTCCGTCATGGACGAATTACAGAAGTTTCCCGATAACGACTACTGTATCCGTGTCGATGTCATTGATGTGGACGAACAGCAGGAAAAAGAGTTGAACATTTTGATGAACAACCCTAACGCACAAGGTACTTGGGATTTTGATGCTCTTGCCCGAATTGTTCCCGATATTGATTGGAAAGACGCCGGTTTAACGGATGCCGATTTGAACATGATAGGTGTCGATTACCTGTTACAAACCGAAGAAGAAAGCTCTATCGCAGACGCTCTGTCTGATATGATGGCACCAGTAACCGAGCAGAAAGAAGCTGATAAAGCTGTCAGGCAGTTAGAACGCGCCGAGAAGGTTGCCCATATGAAGGAGGTCAAGCAACAAGTAAAGGAGAACGCACAGAAGACAGCCGAAGATATGGATGCCTATGTGATGTTGTCCTTTGACACCTATGAAGCTAAAGCCGCTTTCTGTGAACGGTTCGGATATGACCCCGATATGAAGTTCATAAAGGGAGAAGTATTTGATGAACAAGTAGAAAGAATTGATTAATTTTTAGGGAGGAATGCCGAGTTAGAAAGAAAACATATGGTCAGCTATATCAACAGTCCAGACGAATAATGTATAATGCCGGAAGACAATACGGACTTGGTGCAGATAAACAAAGACGCATAAGAGATCGGACGAAATCCATAATGGGAAGATATGGTGCAAGAATAGATAGCTATTTCTCAAAAAGAGGAATTAATATCTATGGAAATAAGCCGGTCTCTCGCCGCATATATATGGGTAATAATAACGGATAATTGATTATGAGCAAAAGTGAATCTACAAATAGAAAAGGTAAAGGAGGAAGAAAGCCCAAGTTTGATTATACAAGTGAGGACTTTCTTTCTCTCGTGGAATCGTATGCTAAAAAGGGATTCACTGACAAGGAAATAGCCTACGCCATAGGGATTCTGCCGCAAACTTTCTGCGAAAAGAAAAGTGAGTACACCGAAATATCCGAAGTCTTAGCGCGTGGGCGCGCGACCATCAATGCAACGGTAAGGGCTAAGTTCCTTGCTATGGCTCTTGGTGGAATTAAAACGAAAAGCACCGTAGTAAGAAAGCTCCGTGACACAGAAGGCAATTTGACCGGTGAGGAAGAATTGCAAGTAAATGAGAGTGAACTGGCTCCTAATTTGCAAGCAATGTCCGTTTGGCTGTACCACCATGATGAAGATTGGAGAAAGATTGAGCGCAAACAAGATGAAGACGCTGATATTCCAACAGACATAGAGCATGGCATCAACATTGATTCTTGGATTAAAGACAAGCTGAAATGATAGTACCTCAAGAAATTTACCATCCATTATACGAGGATAAGGAAAAATTTATAATTCTTATCACCGGTGGACGTGGTAGCGGAAAATCTTTCAATGCTTCCACCTTCATAGAACGGCTGACCTTTGAAATGACCCCGGTAGAGAAGATTGTACATCAGATTCTCTACACCCGCTACACGATGGTTTCTGCCGGTATGTCTATCATTCCGGAAATGATGGAAAAGATAGACCTTGACGGAACAACGAAGTATTTCAAGACCACCAAGACAGATATAGTCAACAAAATGACTAAAAGCCGTATCATGTTCCGAGGTATCAAGACCTCTTCCGGGAACCAAACGGCAAAATTGAAATCCATCCAAGGTATCACTACTTTCGTCTGTGATGAAGCGGAGGAATGGATGAATGAAGAAGAGTTCGACAAGATAATGCTCTCCATCCGTAAGAAAGGGATTCAGAACCGGATAATCATCATAATGAACCCTTGCGACTCTAATCACTTCATCTACAAGAAATACATTGAGAAAACTCACAAACTGGTGGACATTGACGGAGTGGAGGTCCAAGTCTCAACGCATCCCAACGTACTTCATATCCATACTACCTATCTTGATAACCTGGAGAACCTTTCTCCAGAGTTTCTGAAAGAAGTCGAGGACATGAAGGCGAACAACCCTGAAAAGTACGCTCATGTGGTTATCGGTCGCTGGGCCGACGTTGCGGAAGGTGCTGTGTTCAAGAAGTGGGGAATTGTTGATGAATTCCCGGCTTGGGCTAAGAAGGTGGCTATCGGGCAAGACTTTGGCTACACACACGACCCGTCCGCTTCTATTCGGTGCGGTATTGTAGGTAACGCTCTTTATCTGGACGAAGTAGATTACCGGACCGGACTTCTTTCTTCCGACATTATCAAAACGCTTCGACCGTGGGGATTGAAGGTTATTGCCGATAGCGCAGACCCTCGTTTGATTCAAGAAATACATAACGGAGGTATTAAGATATATGCGGTGGAAAAAGGTGCAGGCTCCATTAGCGCAGGTATTGATAAGATGCAGGACATGGAGATATACATAACCAAGCATTCGTATAACTTGCAAAGCGAGTTCCGAAAGTATGTGTGGGCGAAGGACAAGGATGGAAAGTATATCAATGAACCCGAAGACCATGACAACCACGGGATAGATGCTGCCCGTTATTATGTTTTGGGTGAACTTCTGGGAAAGATTCAGAAGCCGAAAGATTTAACTGGAATATTCACACACTAAAAATATAAGCTATGCCATTGAGTTTAGAAGAAATATTAGTATTGCCCGATATTGGGCAGAAGATAAGCTACCTGAAGAAAGGTAGGAAAACTGAGCTTCCCGACCGCTGCAAGTTGTGGGATGATTGGAATCCGGAACGCCATGAAATCATGGTGGATAAAGAGAAGTACCCGGACAGGAAGGTTCTTGAAAAGGAAGCGGAGAAAGTTTTCGATGAGAAGACAGGTAATGCCTATGAAACCGAAGCACAGTACAAAACAGAACCAGTGAACCGCATCTCCATTCCTTTGGAGCAGGATATAGTGAACATTCAAACAGCTTTTACGGTCGGTACAGAACCGTCTATGGATTGCACTCCGACTGATGATGATGAAAAGAAGTTGCTGGATGCGGTCAAAGCTGTATTCAAGTCCAACAAAATCAAATACCAGAACAAGAAGATAGTACGTGCGTGGCTTTCTGAACAAGAAGTAGCGGAATATTGGTATGCGACCGATGATGATTCGTTCTGGGCTAAGTTCTGGAAGAAAGTAAAGACTACTTTCGGGGGCAAGGTTAAGCCTACCAAGAAGTTGAAAAGTGTATTGTGGTCACCATTCAGAGGTGATAAACTTTATCCGTTCTTCAATGATGAAGGTGATTTGGTTGCTTTCTCTCGTGAGTACAAGAAAAAACTCATGGATGACTCGGAAATTACCTGCTTTATGACTATCACAGACAGAATGGTCTATCAATGGGATCTGTCTAAGGGTTATGAGGAGAGGATTGCTTTTGCTCATGGATTCCCCAAACTACCGGTTCTCTATGCCTATCGCCCTGAACCTTATTGCAAGAAGATAAAGACCTTCCGTATCCGGTTGGAGAAACTACTATCCAACTATGCCGATTGTATTGATTACCATTTCTTTCCTTTATTGAAACTTATCGGTGACGTGGAGGGTTTCATGGGTAAGACTAAGGACAGGATGGTTAAACTTACGGGGGAAGGTGCAGACGCTCAATATCTAACGTGGAACCAAGCAAATGATACCGTAAAATTTGAGGTAGAAACCCTCTTTGAGAAAGCATATTCTATGACAAATACACCGCAAATCAGTTTTGAAAAGTTGAGCGGCGCTGGAAATGCCTTGTCGGGAGTGGCTTTCGATTACGTGTTTCTTTCAACACATTTGCAAGTTCAAAATCATGCCGAGGTGATAGGTGAATTTTTACAACGAAGAGTCAATTTCCTTGTTTCTGCTTTAGGCTCTATCAATCCATCTGAATTTAACAAAGCATCTGAAACGATAGATATTAGTACAGAGGTTGTTCCGTATCGCCTTGATAATTTAGAAGATAAAGTCAATGTAGCTGTAAAGGCTGTGTCAGGTGGTGTATGGTCGCAACGACATGGGGTAATGTTTGCTGGAAATATTGACCGCATCGAGGAAGAACTTGCGGAAATCAAAGAAGAACAAGAAGCTAAGAATAGGCAAATCGGAAATAAAGAACAGAAAAACGCTTCTTAGTCTGAAAAAATATGGGGCTTATAATTCGGGTACATGAAAAATAGGACCTTTAGCGGTGATTCTTCAGAGTTGCCGCTATTTTTTTATTCATAGTAAAATAATGAATAAATTATTTGTTAGTATTCATTTTATTACTATATTTGCATAGTAATTAAGTCCAAAGCGTTATGAGTTACAAATCAGTGAAAGACGTTGTAACTATGTTGCAAGAAAACGGTTTTGTTCTAAAGAGTCAGAGAGGTAGCCACATGAAGTTTGAAAAAGACGGTAAAGTAGTTATCGTACCGAATCATAACAGCAAAGGCGTTGAGAAAGGCACTTATTACAGCATTTTGAGGCAAGCGGGGCTAAAGTAGCCCCCTTGTTCTCTTAATTTAAAAGGAGGCAATATGAAAACAGTAGAAGTTATCGTTGAACACGCAGGAAAGAACCTGAGTGCTTATATTGAAGGTGCTCCCGTCATTACAGTTGGTAATGATATGAAAGAGTTAGAAGATAATATGAAGGAAGCAATCGAGTTGTATCTGGAAGATAATACTAATCCTTGCGAGGTGTTGTCTGGGGAATTTGAATTAAAGTTCAAAATTGATGCTGCTACCTTTATCAACTACTACAGCAACATTTTTACTAAAGCTGCATTGAGTCGGATTACGGGAATCAATGAGCGTCAGTTATGGCATTATGCTGCCGGAGTACATAAACCGCGCAAACAGCAGTTGGAGAAGATTCAGAAAGGTATTCAGTCTTTGACTAAAGAGTTGGCTGCTATTAATCTCTTGTAGTTTGGCAAAGATAGAGAATGAGATAGAACATGGTGTAATTTGCCAAAGTGTAGAAGACTTCTTCCTATGACAGATGATAATATCCCACCGACTGATCCAAGGCTGATTGAACTAAGGGTTTCATCAGAATTAGTTATTGAGTACGAAGAAGAATATTATCCGATAAAATACTAGTTGATATAAAGGAATAAATATTTTTTGGGGGTAATAAATTTTAGGCTTGCAGTTATTCTGTGAGCCTTTTTTCTGCCATTATCAAACCTTCTCTTTATTGTTCGTTATCACCTATTTAATTATTTCCCTTCCACCTACTTACTCACTACTTTTATACCGCATTTGTGACATCAAAGCGAAGGTCACGAATCAGAAGTTCAAATATTTATTAATCATCCGTATTGGTGGTATTTTTACTTCCGCAAATTGAATTTCAAATTTAATAATTCATACGGTATGAAAGGAAAAATCTTAGTAGCACTAAAAACGAAGTATAAAACCTTTGGGTTTGGTGATAAAGCATTTGACGGGGTGGCCGACTACTTATCTAAAACCGTTACTGAAGAAAGTCAAATAGAAACTGCTATTAGTGGGGTCGAAGGACTTTTAAAAGCTTTTCAAGGAGACATTGATACTGTTAGAAACGAAAAATCGGGTCTGCAAAAACAATTGGACGAATTGAAAAATAAAATCGAGAACCCTAATCCCAATCCTAACCCAAATCCAAAGCCGGAAGATAAGAAAGATGACATGGCTACCATCATTGCGAATGCGGTGAGTGCTGCTGTTCAGCCTCTTTCCGATGAACTCGCTCAGTTTAAGGCTGAGAAGTCACAGGCTACCCGACAAGAGCAGATTTTGGCAAAGGCAAAGGAGTATGGTATTCCCGAAACATTCGCAAAGCGTTATGCGATTCCTGATGATGCAGACTTAGACATTTATTTCAAGGACGCTAAACAGGAACTTGCCAATATCGGCTTTAGTGGTGTGACTCCTCCTGAATCAGCGGAAACAAAGATGGAGAAGGAAGCTGAATCTATTGCGAATATGATTTCGGAAGGAACAAAAACTATTGTTGAATCTAAAAAGTAAAATTTATGGCAGCAGGTACTAAGTATAACTTGACCCCGGAATACAAACCGGAAGAGTTCTACCGTGTTGAGACGGGTGTCAGAAAGAGCGGACCGTGGAAGTTGGATATTACCAACCTTGTAGTAGGCTCTGTTCTTCCTGTATTCACACCTGTACAAGCGGACTTGAAGAAACGGACACTCGTTCCCGTCCGCAATGTGAAAGTGGTTGAAGCTTATACCACAGGAGACTCTAATCTCACCATCAAGGTGGCAAAAGATTCTTTGGCTTATCGGGGTATGTTCATCGGAAGCGGAAAGAAAGGCGCAGAGGTAGCATCTATCGACAAGTCAACCAAGGATTATGATGTATTAACCATCAAAGCGGCTTTCGGAGAAAATATCGCTAAGGATACGGTTCTTTTCGAAGCTACCGCAGTGGGTGGAACAGTGAAGAAGAACACTGCAAACTTCGTTCTTTATGATGCGAAGAAAGTTGAGAGCGATGGAGCGGTTCTCTGCACTCTCTTGATGCAAGCCTATGAGGTAAAGGAAAGCAAGTTGGTTCTTCCGATCCATGAGCTGGATAAGGTGGGATTGACAAGCCGTTTCCAGTTTGAGTATTAATCATTAAAAGTTTAGATATGAATTTGACCATACAAACTTTATTTACAGATCCCAATATCGTTCAGGCGATTATTGACCGTGTCCTCCAGTTGAGACTGGACACAATCTACTGGAAGCAATACGGAGATTTCTTGGAAACTAAAACCCGTGTTTTCAAGACTTATCTTGGGACAGTAACGGGTGTTGTTGCCGGTTCCATTCTGGGTAAGAATGATCAGAAGCCTATTCGTGAAAGACGTAGCCTTGGAAGTGGTTATACTGAAATTGCTTACTTGGGCGACCGTTATCAAATGGATATTGAGCGCCTGTCACAGTTACAGGATATCATTGACAAGTTCAATGCAGCCAATACAGCTGATCAACGTACAATCTTGCAGGAGATTATCGATTTTATAGTTGATGATTACCGTCAGATTCTGCTTGCTCCGCACAAGCGTATGGATATTATCGTTCCTGAATTGTTGATGACTGGTAAGGCGCAGGTTCATTTGGCCGATAATAAGGAAAACATCGAATTGTTGGACATCGAGCTACCGTTCCACTTCCTTACTCCTGACGCTTCAGCAAAGAATGCATTTATCTCTTACTTGCAGCAGGAGATTCAGAAATTGAAAGCCAAATACGGTGTATTCTCCAAAATGATTATGTCTCGTGGTACGTTTATGAAGAACATTGTAGGGGCTTCTGAGTTCGGTGATAAATTCAAGATGATTCTTGGTGAGCGTGAGTTCATGGTTAATGCAGGGTTGGTGACTGACCAGATGGCATCCAGCGTATTTACTGGAATCGGGCTTCCTGCAATTGAGATCAAAGAGGACTACGTAGAGAATCAGGCGGGCGAGAACGTGCAGATTTACGCCGACAACCGTATCACCCTGTTGCAGACGGACAAGGTGATGAAGATGCGTCACCATAAGCCGTATGTAATGACGGACCCTGTTCCGGGACGTTCTTACAATACTGCTGAAGGTCAGATGTCGGTTTGCAACTATCGTGACGAAGAAGGTCGATACATGGAATACACCGCTGAGTGGATTCCTGAATTTATCTCTCCGAATAAGATTGTGAACTTTGATCTTTCAACGATGAACGCGTAAATAGTAAGGGTGTGAGGGTCGCACCCTATTGTCTAATTTTATAAATCAGTAAAGAAATGAAGAATTTTATTTTTGCCATGTGTGGCTTTTTGATGATGTCTTTGGTCTCGTTGGGTGTACAGGCATCAAGTATTAGTGAACCTATTCCGTCCAAATCAGAGTTATCTGCGGTGGATGTTGGTCTGCCGGATATTCAGTATGTCACTTTTGAAGCTGCTCCGTTGAATTGCTTTGTACTGACCGATTCGCAGCCTGTGATGCTGATAACGAATAGTCCGGTTGTACAAAGTGTAATGACGATGAATGTGGCTACACAGGGGAAGCAGATTTCGGTTCCTAAGTGTCCGTTCCGGTACATCTATAAATCGAAGTATTGTACGCATTATAGTTACACTGTATATAGTAGATTGATTACACCATATTAAGATGACGGTAAACGGCTACATACAACAGAAGTTCCAGACCTTCGGCATTCAATTGTCGGAGGCTGACCTTTTGGATATGTGTCTTGCCTCGAAGATAAGCGGAGAGGAAGAGATGAACGAGGATTGCTACGGTCTTGTGTCGGTGGCAATTGCAAAGTTCATCCCCTCTCTTTTACTTCGTGCCACTTCAATCAGTGAAAGCGGTTTCTCTATGTCTTGGAACATTCAAGGTATTAAGGACTACTATTCGCTTCTGTGTAAACAGTACGGATTGAAAGACGAACTGACGGACAAACCTAAATGTACCTTCTTATGATATTCGCTCCCCACATATTGCAGGTAAAAGTTATCACCCCGATGGATAAGGATGAGTTCGGTAGACCCATCCTCGGAACAGGTGGTGAAAGCTGGCAGGACGTATGTAAATGCCGTTGTGATGATGTGAGTGCGGAAAAGAAAGTGTCTATCAATGGAGTTTTATATGACTTCAAGTATAAGGTTGTCTTTAATAAACCGTCAAAAGTTGAAGCTGGTACAGAAGTTCGTTGTTTAAATCCCGATGGAAGCATAAGAGGCGTAGGCGTGGCGAAAAGCCCTTTAGAAACAAATTGTTTTTCTTATAGAGTGATATGGTTGGAGTAGATGCAGATTTCTCCGATGTAGAAGATTTTTTCGATGAAGGAGAATGGGAAGTTGAGAAGAAAATGATTGATGTAGGCGATGAAGCCGTGAAGTACGCGGAGGAACATGGCGATTATCAAGACCACACACTCACTTTGAGAACGTCCAATGATTACGATGTCGATAAAGACGGTTTGACGCTGAAAAACGAAGCGGAATACGCTTCATTCGTGGAATCTAAGGGATTTGATGTTTTAAGTAGTGCCGCTTTATTTGCGGAGAAACGATTAAAAGAAGAATCTGAATGATAGTAACCACCGACATAGGAAACATCCTCTACCGGGACTGCAAGGCTTTCGGAATAGACACAGTACCCAACGGGGAAACTCTGACGGGTGAATTGAAGTCCGAAAGAATCGTTATCCATGCGAAGAAACAACAGCCGGGGACTTATTGGAGAAAGTCTTTTGCGGAAGTGAATCTTTGTGTTCCTGATTTAAGCGAGAATGGAGCCAACACCATCCGTTTGAATGAACTCGAAAGAGAAGCCATGAAACGGTTTGATGATGTAGTAAGCACCTATGACGGCACAACCTATCGATATTCTATCGAATCAATCGGTACAGAAGCGGACACAGCTTTGAAGTGTCATTATGTAAATGTGAGAATTTTGTTTAACGTGTTAAATGTGAAATAATATGATAACAGCAGTAGAAATAGACGAACTGTATTATGCAGACCCTATTAAAACGGTTACAACTCCTGCTACCGGATTGTCGGGTGCGGAGGTTGCCGCAATCTTGAAAAATGCAGCAACGAAAAAGGTCCAAAATGTACATGGTGATACATTCCAGTACGAGGAAGCGGAAGCAAGTGTCACTCGTTACAAAAATGCTTTAACTGGCGAATATTACCGTGAAACATCCGAACCGGGTGAAGTGAAAATCAACTTTACTATTGGTGAGTATGACTACAAGACTAAAGAAGATTTGCAAGGTGGTAAAGCCACAGAAAAGAATTGGGAAAGAGGAAAGCATAAGACTATCCATAAGTGCGTCATTGGTAAAACGAAAGATGGTGTCTATGTGGTGTTCCCGAAAGCGGCTATCAATGCTCGTGGTTCTAATACCGACAAGGCTATCGGATTGGCTGTTTCAGCCGTTCCCCTTTCCACCGGTGTGGATGGTTTGGCTTCTGAGAAATGGTTCGATGAATCTGAGGTAGTTCCATCTGCATAAGAGAGATTTTGGTAATAGATTGTTTTCGGATGGCGGTGGGTGGTTGCTCGCCGCCTTTTAATTTAAAAATATGAATCAAGCAGCTAAAATAGTGTCTGATGCCCTTTTAGGGATAGATTTTAAAAATGTAGAGATAGGAGGAATGATTTACACTATCAAACCGCCTACTATCAAGGTTATCTGCCGGGCGATAAGCCATTTCTCAAAGATAGGCATGGATGGTAATAATATCATGGAAGCTATCAAGGAACTGCCGGAAGCTACCGGAGATATGCTGAAAGGTATTTCTTGTTTCATCTGTGGTAATGAGGATTTGGTAAAGGCTTTAGAGAACGGGACTTTTGAAGAAGTTAAAGACGCTTTGGAGGTGTGCTTCTCCATGATGGATATATCGGCTTTTCAGTGTGTCAGCTCGATGAAGAACGTGTCGATGCTGGCAGCAAGACCGAAACAGTAGGAAACACAACGTTCTTTGGGCAGATAGCCCATTTGATTGACACGCTTCATCTGAGTTATACAGAAGTGTTTGAGGTTATCCCTTATAGAAACTTGCTAATGATGCAGAGGGACAAACTTCATACCGTCAGTGGTCAAAAGGTGAATAGAATCAGTGGTAAGGAATTGGCAAATCGTAGAAAAAAGAGATAGTATGGCGAAATTAGATTATTTAACTTTTAAAATTTTAAGTTGGAGCCAAAAGAAGAAAAACTAAATCAGGTTGGGAAATAGCCCGGCAAGCGAATAGAATTGTAGAAAGACGTAACGGGAGCGATGCAAGCAATCCTAATAATCTTGTAAATCGTATTCAAGGTCGGTACTTGGGAAACTTCAACAGAATAGGTATGAGTTGGAATAAGCAAGTTTCTCGTAGGACTTATATGGGAAATGCTAATGGGTAAAGTTAAAGCCGGATTTCTCTCCGGCTTTTATTATGTTAGCTTTAGTAATTGTAGTACAAAAACAAATGTGACTATCAATGTCGAAATAATGGTAAACAAAGATCGCAATGTCGTTTTACTAATCCTTTTTCCATACTTTTGTATCTCTTCCGGTGGCTTACTCATGATAGCACTTTCAAAACGGCTTTTCTCCATCATTTCGTAATCAACAAAGACCAAATTTAGCATATTAAAAATGGGTAGTAAAATCCACCATGGACTTGTCTGGGAATTTGGCATAGCTATTATTACGAAATATCCGGCAATTAGCATATTGTTGAAAGAGAAAAGTTTATCATGTATTCTGTCATAATACCGGAGAATGTCACGTGATCCTTGTTTCTCTTGTTCTTTGAGATTTTGAGTAATTTCATCAGTTTCTTTCATGCTTTGCTCTATTTCTTCATCTGCCATAGTATCTGTTATTATTGATGTCCGTATCCTGGTCGCAAACTGGGTGCGAGCGTTTGGTTTTATATACCAGCTATTATTCTTATTACTTTAAATGAGGATAGTTTTATATTATGTTTTTCTGAATAAAAACTATTCATTGCATAAGATTGATTAATAAATATTGGCATTGGCGATTTTAATCTACATATGTTATTTAAAAAATTGAGATTATGCGTAAATGTGCATACTGCTTTACTTTTATCATCAGAAAGAGCTTTTGTATAAACAGAAACAGGGACAAAATATGCATTAATATCACTTTTTTTGAGTTCAATTCTCGCTTGTAGTCGATGATTTCCATCTACAACTAAAAGATATTCCATGTGAGGGACAACTATTATAGGAGTATAATTATCACTTTGTTTATAGTAATCTATTTTTCTTCTAGATGGGGCGTTGTATTGATATTCAAGTTGCTTAATCGGTATTTTGCAACTTTTACAATTGTACTCTATTATTAGCTGCTTTAGTTTATCTATGTTCCAATTAAGGACATGGTAATCTAGTGTTCCTACATACCATTCCTTACTATAGTTTTGCTTAATGTAAGCATAATTACTCTCACTGGAAGCAGTTTGCATTTTTTGAAATAGCTCATGTATTTCTTTAAATTCAGGAATAATCCTGAAAAGATTCTTTTTTTCGCATTTATCAATAACTGCTTTATAAACACCTTCAAGCATGCTCTTATTCCTCCATCTTAAATTTAGTACTACATTTGGGGCAAGTGATTAATCTTTTGTATGTCCGTTCTCATCAAAATCAAATGGCAATTCCGTCTGTCCTATTTGTCGCATTTTCATCTTTTTGAAGTTATCCCAAAACTGTTTCATGTTATCAGATACTTGAAACAGGGTAATAACTTTATTGATTTGCTTTTCAAGATTAGGCTCCCCAACATCCAATGTTAAGAACTGATGATAACGTTCAGTTCTGTTTCCTGATTCATTTTTGGGTGCTTTCTTTTTCAATTCGTCCAATATTCCATTAGGCAATTCCTCATAAATGATCGTATTCGTCCATTTTCCAATTACACCTGGTCTTTTTTTGATACCATTTATTGTAAAGTCCCAACCATTTAGACGGAAAAGTTCTCTGTAAAATATGTCTGGGAATCGTTTTTGCCATGGGAGTAATTCCTCCGATATATAGGCTTTTAAAATCTTTTGCAGTTCGTCTTTTTCACGCTCATATTGATAACCAGTTGCTTCATCTACAAGTGCAACAATACCCACTTTAGCAACAGAACGAATAATAATATTTGCGCTTCGAACTATTGTTTCATCTATCTGAGAGCCGGTTTCATTTGCCTTAATTATTGCATCGCATAAGTCAATAAGTAGGGTTACTTCATATCCGTATGTCTTTGATTGTGAGCCTCCTGACGTCGGACGATAAAATGGGATTGGGTTATTAACCTTATCCAAGACACTTATAGAGCCGGTTTCAGCAGCAGATATAATTTGTGTTATATCGGAGTTATTGGCAAATTTATTTAACCATGCCCCACTTGTTGCATTAGAACCTAATGCTTTCTGTATTCCACGACCTGAAAAAACTCGCGTCCCATCTTCCAATACATAACATGGTATTTCCAATTCTCCAAAACGGAGTGGAGTTTTGTCTGAACCGTATTTTGCTTTTAAAATTTTATCTTCCATAATATTCTAATTTTATAATTTTTCCACTAACTTCTTACTTATCTGTATCAATTGGGACTTATCTCATTTCTACTGTAATATTTATATCCTTCCATTGTAGAACCTTTACAGAAATATTTCCCATTTTCAATAGAGTCAACTACCATTTTTCTACCATCCGACTGACGAATAACAACACTCCCCACAGCAATGTCACTATATGTATCGCTGAGAATATCATCCGTTTTATTTTCTGCATTATTTAAGGTGTTATTTGGCAATTCCTTAGACTCAAGTAGCCTTGTTATTCTTGATACATTGTTTGTCATTCCCCACATCTTAAAAAATAGAATAATTTGAAGAATACCGAATACAATAAAAATGATTGAGATAAAAGTTGGAATGCTTTCCATAATCGCATTTTTTAGTTAAACATTTTACAAAACTATCTCAAAAATCTCACTGTTCCAAATTATTTCCTAACAATTCCTCCAATGTCGTACTTTTGTAATCTCTGAAATGGTAAATAGGCTATCTATCTTTACCTTCACAATTATTTTCCAACAATAGGCTGATTGTGTTTTTGTTGATGAAAAAGATCTATAAAACCTTGTATATATAGTAAATTCATCAATTAGAACAGGAAATATCAAACCTTTCGTCTGTTGTCACGAATTTGATGAAAGAAAATTCTAATAAGGTTTGGATATGCCGTAATTTTGAGTGGTAAATAATTAAAATTCAGAATAAAATGGCTAAGCTTTACTTTCGTATTGGTGCAGATTTTGATAAAGTTATCAAACTCCGTGAGGAAATTGCAAAACTAAAGAACGAGTTGAAAACTATGGATTCAACTCAATCCCCTGCTGCTTTCAAGGCTCTCAATACTCAACTGTCTACCTCCACGCAAAAAATGAATGAATTAGTGGCGAACGCCGCTAAAGCCGGTGCCGAGATGGAAATGGGATTTAAGAAAAAGATATTTGATGCCTCACAATCTGTAAACGGATTTATGGAGAAGATTATAGCCCAGAAGAATGCGGTTGGTTCTCTTCAATCGACTATCCGTAAAAATAAAGAATTATATAAAACGATCGTATCAAGAGGAAGTGAAGACAAAGAATTACTTAATCATATTAGAGAGCAAGAAAGGACGCTTGGCAAAGAGCGGGATTCTTTATTTAGGCTGACCCAACAACAAGCAGAAGCACGCCTTTCCGTAAAGAAGCTACGCGATGAATATGCCTTATATAAAGATGATGCTAAGGATGTTGCTGAAACAAATAAAGGTATTGCTATTTCATGGAAGAAAGCGTTAGCCGTTATCGGTGGAGCAGGTGTGCTAAAGGCATTAGGTTCTGAAATTATTCGGGTGCGTGGGGAATTTCAGGCAGCTGATACTGCTATTCAGACTCTATTGGGTAGTAAGGAGAAAGCAGATGTTTTAATGAAGCAGGTACGTGAGTACGCTAAAATCTCTCCATTAGAGTTTTCTGATGTAACGAAAGCTACACAAATGATGCTTGGTTTTAATATTGAGGCAGAGAAAGTACCACGTTATTTGCAGGCTATTGGCGATGTTTCTATGGGAGATACCCAAAGGTTCAGTTCTCTAACATTAGCTTTTTCCCAAATGTCCGCTGCCGGTAAATTGATGGGGCAAGACCTCAATCAGATGATTAATGCAGGGTTCAACCCTCTCCAGCAAATTTCCGAAAAGACAGGTAAGTCTATCGCCACTCTGAAAGAAGAAATGTCTAAAGGCGCTATCTCCGCAGAAATGGTTCAACAAGCGTTTATAGACGCTACTTCCGCAGGTGGAAAGTTCTATAATATGTCTGAGAACGCTTCAAAAACAATCAATGGGCAGTTATCCATGATGCAGGATGCGATGGATGCAGCCTTTAACGAGCTGGGGCAGAAGTCGGAAGGTGTAATCATGGATGGTATTCAGATGACCACTTCACTGATTGAAAACTATGAAATGGTGGGGAAGGTATTGGTTGGGTTAGTTACTACTTATGGAGCGTACAGAACTGCTGTGATGTTGGCTACCATGGCGACAAGTAAACATACGATAGCTGAAGTAGCTCTTACTAATGCTCGTGTATTGGCACGAAAAGCACAATTAGCTTTAAATGCAGCTATGCTTACTAATCCTTATGTTTTGTTGGCTACCGCCGTTATTGGGCTTGGTGCTGCAATGTGGGCTTTACACGATTCGGCAACCGAAGCGGAAAAAGCGCAAAGAAGGTTTAACGAGCAAAAGAAACAGTCTATTAAAAAAGAGCAAGAACATAAACAAAGGCTTGAAGAATTGATTTCCACCCTTCAAAATGAATATACCTCTTCTATGGATAGGGTGAAGGCAATGGATGCAATAAAGAATGAATATCCCGCTCTCTTCCAAAAATACATAGATGAAAAAGGACATATTAGAGACTTGATAGCTTTATGGAAAGAATACAATGAGGAAGCTGGAAAAAGGAATGTAGAAGAGAATAAAATTAATTACAACAACTCTAAAAAACTAATTGGTGAATACGAACAGGTTATCGGATTATGGAAAAGGTTCGGAGAAGACCCGAATTTTCATAAAAACAGTTTGAATGAATCAGAAAAGCAGCTTGCTGATAAATATAAGAATGAAACTTTATCTACTTTGAAATCAAAATTGGATGAAGAAAGAAATGTCCTCAGAAATTATCAAAAAGAAGTCCGCTCAGATGAACTCGCTCAATGGCAACTTGATTTAAAGAAAAATACTGATGTTCAGCTAAAGGTAGAACTGGATGAAATGAAACGCCTTCAACAAGCAAGGAAGAATAATAAGTGGTATTCCTTGAATGTTGGTGTTGGTTCATTGAAAGGTGCTACGACTGAATCTGAGTTACAAAACAGAATAGATGTACTTGAATCAGAATTAAATTCACGTAATTCTAAAACGGAAACGAAAAATAAATCTTATTGGACTAATCAAAAGAAAGAAGCTAAAAAAAACTTAGAATCTATTGCGTCTTCTCAAAAGAAATTAATGGATGCTGGTAACTTCAAAGGTATAGATGCTGCTGTTGTAAAGAGTTACAAGGATAATGTCAAGAAGCTGAAAGAAGCCGAAAAAGAATTAAAGGTTTATGACACCTCTTCCAAGCAAGAATCTGCTGCTAACAAGCTTCGCAAACAGCAAGAAGGCATTCGTTCCCAGAATGATAAGATCTCTGAAATAGAACGCAAACAGGCAATCCAGCGTAAAAGGCAGGCTGAAGATATGGAAATGGAAATTTCACGGTCTGAGATCAATGCCATGGCTGATGGATCTGAGAAAAAACGTATGCAGAGGGAATTGGATAACCGGAAAGAGATCCAATCACTGGAAAGACAAAAAGAAGATATGATCCAGGCTGTAATTCAAGCAGAGAAAGAGATTTTTGATGCTCAGGAAGAGTTGAAGGCCAAAGAGAATAACAAATATCAGAAAAAGACTTTTGATTCTTCTAAGGTGGATACAGGAAAGATTAGCTCTATTTGGGATACCATTATAGAAAATACGTCCAAAAAGCAACTTGATGATAAGATACGCGATCAAGAGGCGTCTTGGAATGAATATCTTATCAAGTTTGGCAACTATCAACAGAAAAGGCTGGCCATTATTGAGAAATATGATAAGGCCATAAAGGAGGCCGAAACGGCGGGTGATGCAGCTATCTTGATGAAAGAGAAAGCTAATGCGCTTGATGATTTTGACAACTCCGTGAAGAATAGTACGACTTTAATGGGACAGCTCTTTGTTGATGCTTCCCAAAAGAGTGTGAACGAGATTCAGGGCATCATTGAAAAAGCCGAATTATTGATGCAATACCTCGCTGCCATTAAGGATGAACAGGGAAATGCTCAAATCGGTGGAAAGACAGTTTCAAAGAAGGATATTTTAGGTCTGGGGATAAGTGACAATACTCTTCAAAATCTGGAACTTTCAACCGAGCAAACAGAGGCACTAAGAAATGCTATTGGTCGTTTAAAAGAGGAATTGGGAGTAAAGAGTCCTTTTGCGCTTTTCAAAAAGCAAGTAAAAGAAGCGGCAGGTGAAATAGCGAAAGGAGGTCAGGAAAATATTGCTCGAGGGATTGCAGGGATCGGAAGTGCTATTGTTCAATTTACTCCTGCTATATCTCAGTTTGGTCAGGACCTCGGTACAATCTTCGGTAACGATGATCTTGGCAATAAAATAGCCGGTATTTCTGATGCGTTAGGTGGAGTTGGTCAAACAGCCATGGGAGTTGGTCAGATAATGTCTGGTGATATTGTAGGTGGTGCCATGAGTGCTGTTTCTGGTATTTCATCTGTTGTAAAGGCCTTGGATGGTTTGTTTGGCGCTGATTATTCCCGATACAATGAAATGAAGTCACAATATGAAGCTCTTAATTCTGTGTGGGATGAACTTATCAATAAGAAGAAAGAGTATATTGATATGTCCTATGGGGATGAAGCTTATAAAGTAGGGAAAGAAGCAGAAACCCTGATAAAGCAGCAGACCCAGAGATATTATGAACTTCTGAATGAATTAAGGCAAAGTGGCTCAAGTATTGGATCAAGTTCTTTAGGCAAACGAATAGAAAAAAGACTTAATAAAGAAGATTGGGCCAGGATATCCGGTGCTGTCGGTGAATCTGTCACGAATGCAGAGTCATTGCTTAATCTTTCTGCAGAACAACTAAAAGAAGTGCTTGCCGATCCTAAACTGGTATCTGTCCTTAATACTGTAAACGGTGACTTTGTAAAATACATACAGGATATTGTCAATGGCTCTGAGAAATTAGAGGATATACAGAACCAAGTAAAAGAACAGCTTACCCAAGTTTCATTTGATAGCGTATTTGATAACTTTGTCGATACCTTGATGGATATGGATAGTTCGGCAAAAGACTTTGCTAATAATTTTGAGAGGTATATGCAGAAGGCTATGCTTACCACTATGCTTGGTAATAAGTATAAAGCCGAACTACAAAAATGGTATGATGCTTTTGCTGCTGCTAACGATAATAAAACAGGTATTTCTGAGGAAAATTATAAAAAGTTGCAGGAGCAATGGAACGACATTGTTACCGACGCGGTTAAAGAGCGGGATAAATTGAAAGAGTTGCTTGGCTGGACATCCGAATCTTCCTCTCAGGATTCTACAAAAAGAGGATTTGAGGCCATGTCTCAAGATACTGGAGAAGAACTAAACGGACGTTTTACTGCTTTACAGATAACTGGGGAAGAGATCAAGAATCAAGCAATAGAGCAAACGGGTTTGCTTTCATCGATCAACGAAAAGATGTCATTGCTTGATCTTACTAGTGAGAATTATCCTCTTTTAACTATGCCTAATGTGCCTGATATTGCCGGACAGACAAGGGAAATACTTGCAAGTAGCTATCAGCCACAGATAACGATTAATTTTCCAACTGACAAGATAGAGTCTTTGGCTTCTGATGTATCAAGTCTGAAAGGGATAGTTGATGAACTACGTACAAATCAGATTGAAAAATTTAATGATGTTGTAGAAGGTGTATCTAAAATGGCTAAAAATACCCCTGTAATGAATAAAAAAATAGACAGTATAAATGATAACATTAAAAAAGCGTTATAA